TACCCCGAAGGGTACTGACCACTTCTCTCGTCGGCAATTTACCTAGCTCTGGCCAAATTAATCTAAGCTAATGGACATTTCAAAGCCTCGGTTTGTATTTTTGCCACAAGATCGTGAGATAATGCAGATCTGTGGAATGGACGAAAAACAATATAAAGCATTTATGTGGCAGTGTTATCGAGCAAGCATTACCAAACCCGCCGAAGAACCGACTGCATTTTTAGATATTTTTACAATCACACTAATTATAGGAATTGTTTTAAGTTTTGCCGCGCAACTATTAGCACCAAAGCCTAAAGAACCTGATCAAACACCAGAAAAACGAAAAGGAGGACAGAAGTATGTAACCGGGCAAAGATCTGCACCTACTTCAGGTTTCGATACCGTACAGAATGTTGTTGAAGTTGGTAGCACCATTCCACTTGTTTACGCAAATAGACGACAGGTGGGAGGGATTTATTATGGTGGTGTAAGAGTAAATAGCAATTTAATTTTTAGCCAATTGTATTCAGTGGGAGGAGGCCAACTTCTACGAGCCATTTTTGCGATAAGCGAAGGCACTCTTCCTCAACCAGCAGTAAGCCAATACGCAATTGGCAATAACTTACTGAATAACTACGATTTAGCGCAAAGTAGTAATTCACGATTAAGTCTTTATTACGTTAATGGATCGCGATCTGACAATCGTATTGTTGAAGGGGATCACATTGCAGGTCGAAGCCCAAGCTCTGATATTGGCAATGCTGAAAGTGATGATGGCGCTGATGTATTCCAGACTAGAAAAGGTTCTAGCTGGGGATCAGATTTTTGCTTTGTTGAGACTCCTTCAAATCAAACAACCTTTGGGGTCTCAGGATTTATTGGCAACAACATGCCGTATAGGCTAAACCCGACATTTAAGCCTGCAAGAGTATATAGCGGGACTAGAGGGTCTAGCAATGTTGATTATGATGCACAAACTATCGCCGAAAGGCTTAAACAAAACAAGCGGTATTCCGGCAGATCGGGAGTTTATCAAATTTATGACACCAGTACTGGTACTACCTATAACGATGAAAACGCTTCTAGGAATGTAGATATTGGCGACATAGTAAATTACAAAATATGGGAAACATCGTGTGCAAAAAGCAAACATTATGTAGTAGTGCTTGGTACTGGCGAATCTTACTGCGCTGATGTAGCGGCTAGTGTTGCATCACGCCAGAATAGTTTTGATGATGCAATTGTTTTAGGTGATAAATACTTAATTGGCACAGCACAAGGAATATGTACTTCTAGGACTTCGGAAACGTTTGAGTCTGAGGTTGCAAACAACCCACCTAGTGGTGGTACACCCGTAGAGGTTCGATTTACAATTACTGCCCCCGGAATCATTCAGCAGTGGTCTGAGAGCGACCTCAATCCTACGGCCACCGCCGATGCAGAACCGGTGGGACACCTACCATCAGGATCATCAACCGTCACGGCAACTTCAAGCTCCCATATTATGAGGATGGCTGAGGGCTATTTTGCGATAGAAAGAGCAAGTCGTTATGTTGAAGTAGGCTTACGCAGCAATGTAAGTTTGAACATAAACGGCATTTGTAACTTTCGCGATATTGCGACAGGAACTGTTGCTAGTGATGGGTCGCGTTTATCAAAAGGCTACAACCTAATTGACAAGGACAGATTCGATGATAACCGATTTTTTACTAATAGCACCCTTACCACACCTGAGACTAGATACAGTTTCTTTAAAGTAAGCGTTAGAGAAATAGGAACAGCGAATTATAGAACTATACCTAAAATTTTCGCGGTTAGGAGTATGATGAGTTCGTCTGTTTATAACTATATTAGCTTTGATTTGGGCGCAGAAAAACTGTGGGAGTTCAAATTCACTCCTGTTTCTGCCTACGAAGTAATATACGCTAACAACTCCGTTACTGCGCTAGATTACAAATTAAACAACCGCGTCACTGATACCTATTTTACATCTGACCCAATCACAGTTTATTACACCGGCACAAGCGTAAGCATATCTGAAAGCAATTTTAGCTTCTATGGGTTGACTACAGCAGATGGAAATTCGGTAGGGGAAATGTCTAGCGGCGACGATTTGTTATTTGACCAAGGTAGTTTTTACGGAGAACGGTACGCAAAGATAGCAGAATATTTTGTGTTCAATGAAATTACAAGTTCAGCTACTTCCCCCGAGCATGAGATAGTTTATGTTAATTGTCAAACATCAAATCCTGTTGAACCCAAATATGACAATATTGCGATGATTGGATTAAACATCCGCAGCAGCAAAGAAATACAAGCTTTGCAGCAATTTAGTGTTTATTGCAATCAAGGAATTGGCAGTACAAATAAGTTCCCTGAAGTCTTACTAGATTTAATGACGAACACCCGATACGGCACCGGCAAAATCCTTAACGCTGCTCAGATCGACACAGCAAGCTTCACAGCAGCGGCTAACTGGTGCGAAGATCGGCATTATTTCTTTGATGGGATCATTGATTCCAAAATCAATATTCGGAGCTGGGCAACGACTGTCGCGAAGAATTTCTTGCTGGACTTAGTTATTCGCAACGGAAAATTTGCACTTGAACCAGTCTGCGATTTTGATTCCCCCGTCACTGTCTCTGCTCTTTTTTCCGCTGGAAATATATTGCAGGAAAGCTTTGAGTTTAATTACTCAGACGAGGCGGACCGGATCCCCCCGCGAATATCCGTTAAATGGAGGCAGGAAAGGCAAGGCAACTCATCTGGAATGTTCCCGATAGTCAAACAGGTGACAGTCCGTGAAAGCACAACTGATGAAGACGCGCCACTGGAAACAATTGATCTGACCGATTATTGCACCAGTGAGAAACAGGCAATTGATGTCGGGAAATACAATTGCCGCATTAGACGATTAATCACTCATTCCGTTTCGTTTGAAACAACTCCAACTCAAGCCGCGCTTGACATTGGTGCCATTTTCAAATTAGGGATGGAAACAGTTGCATACGAGCAACCTCAAAATGGAGCAATTGCGAGTGACGGAACCATCACGTCATGGCCACCGTTAGCCAATGGAGATTATGCAGTTTTACTGTGGGATGGGATAACTAACAGCATTCAGGACATAACGATCACTGTCACCAATGGAAAAACCACACAGAAAAATGCAGTATTTTGTTTGAAGACAGGGACTACATCTGCTGAAACTTATAAAACGCAAGCATTGAGCTATACAGATGACGGCAACATCCGTTGCGAGGCCACTATTTACCCAGTCAATGACAATGGCCTTAGCCTAATAACAGATGGCTGGGAAACACCCGGTAATTGGAGTATCGAAGGAGCCTCACCCTAATGGCAACTAATTTTCCAGCCTATAAGCCGACCAGTCGGAATTTCACCCTGCCGACTTATCCCGTAAAAAGGTTTACCGCAATCAATGGAGCCGGTTCGACTCGTTTGTATGGAAGCAAGTCGTTCGATGCTGAGCTAAATCTGGAATTTATTCTGGACGATGATGCTCTCCTTCTCGTGATGAACTGCTGGAATACTTCTTATGGCAGTTATGACATCCTTACATTACCCTCAGAAATATTCAGCGGAATGAACGAAGCATTGTACGGCGGTATCAATACTGATTTAAGCCATCTAGAATGGAGATGGGCTGAACGACCATCGTTCAAAACTATTAGAGACTCGCTGTCCCGCGTTTCAATAAAATTCATCGCCACATTGGAGGCAACCTAATGTCGATTCTTACCGGAGCTGATGGGCAGCTGAAGTACGGAGATAAAATCATTGCAAAAACAAGAAATTTCGCGATCAATGTTGCCCGAGACGCAATTGAGACCACAGTTCTGGGCGATAAAGACCGTACTTATACGAATGGTTTGCGGGGCTCCACAGGGTCCGCCAGTCTCTATTACGACCCCACAGATACAGATGCAACATCTATTTTGAGTACGATTTTCAGAGATACAGACAATGAAAGCTTGACTTTTGTAGTGGACAAGGCTAGCGGAAAACAATTTATCGCATCTGGATTTTTGACCAGCGTCGGGTCTAGCGTTTCGGTTGGTGAAGCGCAAGCGTGTGAGATCAGCTTTCAGATCAGCGGAGTTGTCAGCGGAACTTACTAATGAGTGTCTTAGGAGTAGGGGGCCGTTTAGTCCTCAAGCGAAAGAAAAGCAAAGAACGATTGACACTGAATCAATCGAATTTAGATTCAACTTGCAACAGGATCAGCGGTGCGCCTAGTTGGATCTGGAATGGAGATCAAATCCATGTTGAGAATCTACCAATTTACGGCGAGAATGGAGTACCGGGCAGGGCTGATGGATTTGCAACTTACCTCGGGAGCAAGTGGTATTTAGGCCCAAACCGCACACAAATTACTAACAACACTGACAAATTTTATAAAAGCTCGAGCGAAGCCTATCCTTCTACCAAAAGTGGAGATCAAGCTAATTTTTATTCAAAAGAGGGCGTTGCACCAGTCCCTGTCGATAATGGAGCAAATGGAGATCACTGGGTTCATATAGACCAAGCAGGCTACATAAGTTTTTATACCAGTCGGTGCAAAGCGTTAGCGGGGATAAGCAAAGACAGAATCGCCCTGGCTCCTCTTGACGGTGACATCACATTAGGCGCAGTTGGAACATTTGATTATCAGAACAGTAATTGGACGTGTGTGCCCGGACCGTGCTCCGGCGCGACAAGCGATTATGAATACTCAAATATTGAAGATTCAGAAGACCCTAATGATGGTCTCTGCCAGCGTCCCTCAGTAGGGAATCAATTGGCCGGAACTGAAGACTACGAAAATAGTAACGTTACGGGAAATGATTTTCCTGATTGGGAAGTAATTTGTGGGTTGCGTGAGTGGACAGTAGAGCTGACAGCCGACACAGTTGATACAACATCAGTGTCAGAAAAATTCGGCACTGCGGTAAAGAGTTTCGTGAATGGAGGAGGGAGCTTGGAATTTTTTATTGATCGCGACTGCGGTGATGCTTCCAAAAACAACTCAATGCTGATCATGCAGCTTTTGATGATGACTGAGAAAGGGTGCGAGGCCGACGCTGAATTTTGGCTGATGGACAGACCGCTAAAGGGAGAATCAGCTTGTGGTGGTTCTATCGGAGGTGGACTGTATTACGCTGCAAAAATTCTGATCACATCAACAGCAGTGAATCTACGTCCGACAGAACTGGTGGCGGGAACTGCGAATTTCGTGACGACTGAGACGATACGTTTGCTAGAGGCTCCTTAGCAAGTTCACTTGATAGCGACAGTGGGGCGATAAGGGGGTCGACAGTGGGGCGATAAGGGGGTCGATAGGGCGAGAATGTTATCAAGAACTTTTCATGCAGATTAGACTGTAATCACATAGGAATAACGTCGAACTGTGACTGAATTAAATCGAGCTGGCGAGAACGGATCATTAGGCCATATCGATACCAGTCAGGGAGATTATCGCGAGCAAATAGATGCGCTTGCAGACGGCTTCAGGCAACTAGGTGGGAATGCAGAGATCAAAGCAGGTTCAACTGTCGTCAATAATCCGTTAAACGCGCCATTCCTTCTCTATGTAGATCCTTACATCGGTCGAGACACGTTTGTTGCCGGTGACTACTCCTCAACGGATGATGGAACGTATGCCGTCAAGATGCGACGGATTAGCAATCAGCGGCTCGAGTGCGGTTATACACCGTCCGCGCCTTTCCGCAGTTTGGCCAGAGCAGCAATCGAAGCAGCGATCATTACAAGCCGCAATTATCTGAATTTGAATCCTGCCCCTTGCGGGGATAACGTCACTGTTGTGGTTCAATCGGGTGAGCACGTTGCATTTAACGGGCCTGGGCTAGCTGATACCACTGCAAATTTCCCTGCATGGTCAGCGGACAAAGATCCCACGAATGCAGAGTTGCAGGCATTTAACCCAGCGGGAAGCAGCGGGATTGTTCTACCTCGTGGTGTTTCAGTTGTATCAATGGATCTGCGGAAGTGCCGGATCACACCGGACTACGTGCCAACACCTGCTGATGAAGCTTATACAACCGCTGCCGATGGAACAATAACGATTTCAAATCGTGGATCCATTTTAAATGTGAGTGGTGGTTCTTATTGCTACGGGTTCACGTTTTCCGACAAAGTTGGGTCATCAACATCCCATCACTTGCTGTCAACATTTGAGTTCGCAGGAGCAGCGCGTCTTGATGAGTTTTACTCCAAAATTCGGAAAGCATTCGGAACGGTAGCTGACCTAAATGATGCCTATGCAGTAAGGAGAAGCGCTGAGACGCAAATCACTGCACCGGCACCAGCACCGGGGCTTCAAACGCAAGCCACGGATACCACAAGCGGATCCTCGCCATACATCTATAACTGTAGTATCCGTTCTGATTATGGTTTATGCGGGATATTGGCTGATGGCAATATAGTTACCGGCCTAAAATCAATGGTGATTGCACAATATACGGGAGTAAGTCTTCAAAAAGATATGACATCCTGGCAGTTTTATACTGGCGGGAATTGGTCCAATTATTCACAAAGCAATTATGCAAACTATATCAGTGAATCACCTGATAACGTCAGGATGGATCCTGATCGCAAATCATTTCATATCAGATGCATTAACCGCTCTATCATACAAGAAGTCTCTGTATTTGCCATTGGTTTTGGCATCCATCACTGGGTACAATCCGGTGGAGAACTGACTTGTACGAATAGCAATTCAAATTTTGGAGGATGCGCGAGTCTTGCAGAAGGCACACTATCTAATACTTTTGCCACTGACCTTAATTGGAATGTAGCGTCATTCACTGTTGCTAGGGGTGTAGACGGTTTAGGCAATTCGTGGAGAACTTTTGACCTTGGAGTCATTAGTTCAAGTCAAGCCAATAGCGCAACCACAATTACGCTTGAGGATTCACTGGAAGGTTTGCTGAACAACGAACCTGATGTATTAGCAGATTCTGGATACAGTCTTAACAATTATGGCGGGACATCATATATCTGGATTGAGAACCCTAATGGACCTAACTATTATGCAACGTTAGCAAATACAGCAT